ACTATTTATCCAAAAAAATACCATTGTCGTGTAATAAATCAAAAAACTTTTCTTGATACCTTTCTGTTAATTCAATTTCTTTTTTAGTAAGGTTATGGTTGTACTTTAACTCATCACGCATAAATTGCTTAAACTCCCATAGTACATAATGCATATCACCTGCCTTTACTGCAATTTCAAAGTCATCCCTTTCGTCTGGCAAATTAAATTTCAATGTCGCTTCCATCATTCATTAAGTTAGTTTTATACTGCTAATGTATTGTTTATCATACATATTATAGCGCAAAGATAATTCATTTATTTCATATCGGAATATCAATAAACTATTTAGAATAAGTATAAATAATTAAAATATATTTTGTAGTTCGGAAAATTGTTTTTATGTTTGCAGAGGATTAGGGTCAGAGCTAACCAATATAAAAATATTAATAAAATAGCTGTTATTTGAAACCTCTGACTTTCATCTAACGGCATTTTTACTTTATGGAAACAATAGTTTGCAAAAAATGTGGGGCAGAGAATGACTACTCCACAGAATTAAAAAACGGACAAAATGTAGCAACCTGCAACAACTGTCAATCATTCATCAAGAATATATCGTATTCTAAACCTAAGTTTTATTTTGGTCAATACAAAGGCACTTTAATAGCAGATTGCGTTGACCTCAATTATTTAGAGTGGTTTTTGGTAAACACAAATCCAAAGGCAAACATTAAGACTGCTTGTGTAGATAGAATAGAAACTTTAAAATCTAATATCTAATCAACATGGCTTCAAACTTCCCCTACTTTAAATTTACAGCAACAGAGTGGTTGACTGGAGATATTATTTACGAAGATTACGAACTTCAAGGTATTTTTATAAATGTTTGTGCCATTTATTGGAACAGAGATGGAAAGATAACTATTGATGAAATGAAAAAGCGAATTAAAAGCGAACGGTTAGCGGAATTAAGCGGTGGCTTTTTTTCGGTTTCTGATGGGTTAATTTCAATAGCTTTTTTAGACGAGCAATTAATAACTGCAAAACACGTTTCTAAAATTAATTCAAAAAATGGTAAAAAAGGAGGTCGTCCGAAATCCTTGATACCATTGGAGGAAAAAGCGGTCGGTTTAATTCCGTTTAACGAAACGATAACGAAAAAAAGCAATAAAGAAGAAGAAGAAGAAAAAGAAGAAGAAGAAGAAGTAGAAAATGTACGTACACTTTCACCTTCGGTTAAGCCATCAATCTCTCAAAGTGAAATTGATAGGTTCAACCACTACTCATCTTGGGCGGCTGAAAATTCGCCAAAATTGTTAAAAATAAAAAAACCTCTTACCGCCACGCAGCTTGCGGACATAAGAAGCAAGTATTCTGCCGAGCAGTTCAAGGAAGTTTGCCTTGCGATGGAAGCAAAAAAGGATTTTTTAAGCAAGTACGATAACTTAAATCTGACAATGAGAAGTTGGCTAAAGCGTCAATTCGGAGAGGGAGGAAGTAGTGAGCCACCACCAAAAACTCCATTGCAAAAAGGTATTCAGATGCCAAAATTAGTAACCCCAGTAGTTAATTTCGAGGATGCGATATGATACAAACAGCTAAAGAGTACTACCAAAGCGGATTGAGTATAATCCCGATAGGAGAAAAGAAACTACCGATAGGCAGTTGGAAGAAGAACCAAACAGAATTGATTGAGCCAGCTTTTACAAGTTGCATCGGCATAGGAATTGTTTGTGGAAAGGTTAGCGGAGGTGTTGAGTGTATTGACATTGACAGCAAGTACGACCTAACAGGAAATTTGTTTGACAACTACAAAAATCTGATAAACGAGATTGATAAAGACCTGTTGAAAAAGCTTGTAGTTCAGTCTACACCAAGCGGAGGCTATCATTTTGTTTACCGTTGTGAAACCATTGAGGGCAATAAAAAACTTGCCAATAGGCACACTACCGAAGCAGAGAAGGCAGAGAATCCAAAGGATAAAATCAGAGTTTTAATCGAAACTCGTGGAGAGGGCGGTTATTTTATGGTTGCTCCGAGCAATGGCTACAAGGTGATTTATGGCGACTTAACCCAAATATCCATTTTAAGCGCATTAGAGAGAGAAACTTTGCTTGCGTGTGCAAAGTCACTCAATGAGGTGTTTGAGTTTGTTAAACCGAACAAAACATACCTTAAAGTGCTATCAGAAAATGTTTCACCATTGGATGAATGGAATAAAAGAGGAGATGTCTTAACTTTATTGGAAAATGAAGGTTGGGTTGTAACTTTTAATATGGGGGCTAAATATTATTTATTAAGACCTGCTGGCGATGGAACTCATAGTTCTGATTGGAATGAAGAAATGAGAATATTTTATGTATGGACTTCATCTACTGAATTTCAACCGAATAAGGGATATAATGCATCGCAAGTTTTAGCAAAGTTGAGGTTTAATGATGATTTTTCTGAATGTGCTAAGTGGTTATTGAAGGAGGGGTACGGAAGTTTTACTCCAGACAATAAGCAAAGAAAAGAGCCTGAGTACCTCAACAAGACAGAGATAAACATTGAAGATGATAATTTTGACTTTCTTGCAACAAAGGAAGACTGCGATACATTCATCAATCAAAAAATAGATGGAACTTTTAAGATAGCAGACAGCACAGGGTTTGATAAGTTAGACGAGTATTGGAGATTTAAAGATGCCTCATTGGATATGGTCTTAGGACACGACAATACTGGAAAGTCTGTCTTAACTTGGTTTCTTGCTGTACTTGACTGCTACTTTAACAATAAAAGCTACATAGTTTTTGCAGGAGAAAACAATGTAGGTATGCTAAAATACAAACTAATGGAATTTTATGCTGCCAAACCTATTAAAAAAATGGGAGTGCTTGAAAGAGGTGAAGCAATGTCTTGGGTTGAGGAACACTTTGCCATTATAAGAAACGATGTAGCTTATACTTACAAAGATATGCTTGCAATTGGTAAAAAGATGTTAAAGAAAAAGCATTACCACAGGTTTATTATTGAGCCATACAATGTTTTACACAAAGAAAGCAACAATGAGCATCAATATGACTACAAGGCTATGTTAGATATGAAGTTGTTTATCACTCAAACAAAGATGGGAATAACTTTAAACGTCCACGCTGCATCAGAGGCGTTAAGGAAGACTTACGGAAAGGAACACGAAGACTTTGGATATGCAATGCCGCCAAACAAAGCTGATGCGGAGGGTGGAGGAAAGTTCCCAAATAAAGCAGACAACTTTATGGTAGTTCATCGTATGGCAGACCACCCAGAAAAGTGGATGTGGACACAAATTCACGTTCAGAAGATAAAGGAAATGGAAACAGGAGGCAAGAGAACATTTAAGGACAGTCCTTTTAAGTTAAAGTTGCAAATTGATGGTGCTGGCTTTGAGGATGAGTATGGATTTAACCCAATAAGGGACAGAAGGATATTGCCTACCCAACAAACAATCCCCCTCGAGCCAACAATCAAGCCTAACGCAGACTTTGACAGACCGACAACAGTAATTAGTGGAGGATTTGTACCAAAAGAACATGATGACCTTTTTTAGAATCATTATAAATAACATAAACAGTTGCATAATAAAAGTCCAAACATTATTTTTGTCGTATGGAAAACGTAATATTGTTAGCAACAACTTTTTTAGTTGTTATTGAGTGGATATTTAAGCCTCGATTTCATTTTTCAAGAGGTCACCTTTATTTACTGTATGGAAACATCACAATGAGAAAATTTTATAAAATATATTAACAATGGACTGGAAAGAAATAGAAGAAGAATTTAAAGAAAAATTTCAAAGCGCATTTTCGTATGTAGTTTTTTTATGGTTAAAAGAACGTATCGAATCGGATATTAGCGTATCGAATCAGATATTGCCACTAACCGAAGAAGAAAAGAATGAGTTTTACACAACAAATTTAACCGCAGATATAAAGCCTAACTATGGAAAGTAATATAGAACACCCATTGCCAATAAGTACTCGAATAGAGTTTAAGTCAAATAATTTATTTACAATAGGAACTGTATCTGATTATAACTCATATGGATTTAATTATGTATATGATGTAGTTGACAATAAAGGACAACATTACAAAATAAGAGAAGGAGATATTTTTGCAATTCTTAAACCACAAACTGATGAAAATGAAGAAATTAACGACAACGTGAATCAGCCAACTAAAGAAATGGTAAACCACCCTGCACATTACGGAGGGGACAATCCTCTTGAAGTTATTAAGATTATTGACCACTACAAGTTAGGCTTTGCTTTAGGAAATTGTATAAAATATACCATCAGAGCCGACAAAAAAGGCAACAAGTTAGAGGACTTAAAGAAAGCTGCTTGGTACTTACAGCACGAGATAACAAAACTTGAAAATATATGAGACTTGTGCTTCCTGTAATGTACTGCAAAGACACCTCTATAAGCAAGATGGAAAATGATATACCATTAGAAAGTTCAGACTTTATAGTAATCCACGCAATATTTTACACTATAGACACAATAGAAATGTTTAAAAATGCACCAGACCAATGCATAGTATCAAACTCAAGCGGAAATTACAGGGTAGCATTGTCAA